GACGCGGACGGCAACACCGTCACCCACCCGCGGGGGGTGGACCCGGAGTGGGCCTACAACCCAGGCGCGGCGCCGAGGGCGAGCGGATGACGGGCCAGAAAGGCGGGCCGCTACGGCCGCCCGCCCCACCCTCAAATTCGCCGATGCCCCGCCAGCTCTTCAACTGCAACACCGCCAAGCCCTTCGCGTTGGACCAGGCCGCGGACGGCAAGCCGCCGCCCGAGTGGGTCAACATCTTGCCGCCGCCCGACAGCGACGGGAAGATCTACTCGCGGGACTTCCGGGTCGTTCAGGTAGACGACCTCGAGGACCTCGCGCGCCGATCGAACGCGCTGCTGAAGAAGCAGAAGGGCGGCGCACCAGTCGACCTCGATCACAAGCTCTACGGCGGCTGGTTCGACACGGGGGGCGGTCCGGTCGTCGCGTGGGCGGAGGAGTTCCGCGCCGACACCGACGGCCTTCATGCGCGCGTCGACTGGCTGAAGACAGGCGCGGAGAAGGTCACCGGCCGCGAGTACGGCTACACCAGCAGCGTCATCGACGGGCCCGTGAAGTGGGAGTTCGACGAGGATGGCTGGCCAACCACGCTCATCCTCCACGCCGACGCGATCGTCGGGTTCGGTCTGACGAACATCCCGGCGCTCGAGACCACCCGAATGTTCGCGGCGGCCAGCACCGAGGCGCTCGAACTGGAGACGCTCCGCGCCTTCGCCCGGAAGATCGGCGTCCCCGAAGGCGCGACGCCCGAGCAAATGCGCGCGGCGTTCAAGCGCTTCACCGCGGCGCCGGAGAGCGGCGAGATCGTCGACGCCGACGGTCGCGCGGCCGAGGACGCGGACGAGGCCGACCACGCCGACGATGCGTCCGTCGAGGTATCCGCGATCGCCGGCTCCACTGACGTCGAGGCGCTTCGCCGCGAGCTCAGCGTCGCCCGCGAGGAGCTCGCAAAAATCCAGGCCGAGCGCGCCGCCGAGTTCGTCGACGGCCTCGCGTCGGCGGGCAAGCTGACGCCGGCCCAGCGCAAGGCGGCCCTGAAGATCGCCGGCGAACCGGGCGGCCTCGACAACCTGCGCGAGCTCTACACCAACGCTCCCCGCGTCATCGACGGCTCGCGCCCGTTGACCGCCGCCAACACCACCTCCGTCGCCGACGCGCCCCACGGCGTCGACCCCCTCGCCTTTGCCCTCGCCCGTGAGGGCAGGTCCATCACCGAGATCACGACCGCGCTCGCGCGCCGCACCCAGGAGAACAAGCAGCGATGACCGCCCTGTCCGCACCCCGCCCCACCCTCTCGCTCGAGACCGGCGTCGCCGTCTGGCAGACCTTCGAGGTCGCAGCCGACGCGGTGATCTACCCGGGCGCCGTCGTGGCGCTGAATGCCAGCGGCTACCTCGTGCCGGCGAGCGCCGACCTGGCGCTGCGCGTCGTCGGCATCGCCGCGCCCAAGCGCGAGCAGCTCAACAAGGTGTCGATCGCCACCGGTGCCGAGAAGGCGTACGTCGACGCGACCGGGCTCAGCTCCGGCGACCTCACCTGCGAGGTTCAGCGCAAGGTCATCGCGCTGATGGCCAACGGCTCGAGCGGGATCACGAAGGCCGACATCGGCGCCGACTGCTACCTCGGCGACGACCAGACCGTCTATCGCGTGAACGGCACGGCGCAGGTGACCCGCGGCGACGTCGAGTACAACGGGACCGACAACGTCGGCTACACCGTCGACGGCATCACGGTGTACGTCCCCTCGAACGCGAGCGACGACCAGACCGCGACGGACCTCCGCGACAAGTGGAACGCCCATATGCTGGCGAAGGATCTCGCGGTGGCGTCGATCGACCTGGCGGGCGCGACCTCGTACTGCATCCTGTCCTTCAAGGACAGCGTCGCCCACGCGGTGACGTCGTACAGCCCGGCCACCGCCGACATCACCTCGATCACCAACACGACCGCCGCCGTCGCCGGGACCCGCCCGCGCGCCGGCAAGATCCACGACGTCGAGAGCCGGGGCGTCTGGGTCGAGTTCGACGGCTGACCCTCAACCTGACCCTCACGTCCTCCGGAGACCACGACCATGCCGATGCCCCCGAACGTCAACGGCGTCTACCAGACGATCCACGCCACCGTGAACGCGTCGATCGCCGAGGCGCTCACCGACCCGCTCTACCAGCCCCAGGCAGCGCCGCTGATCAGCGAGCTGAGCGTCGACGACACGAAGGTCGACTTCAGCTTCATGCTCGACAACAACGGCCTCAAGGAGCTGAAGAAGAACATCGAGAAGAAGGCGGCGATCGAGAAGCAAATCGCCATCATCTCCAAGGAGTGGCAGGACAACCTCACCGTCCCGCTCCGCGACCTCCGTTCGTCTCACGGCGACATGTACAGGATGCGCGCTCGCTCGATGGGCCAGAACGTCGGCGGCTGGAAGGACCAGCAGGTCGCGGCGCTGCTCAAGTCGGGCGGCCCGGCCTTCACCACGGCGTCGTTCGACGGCGTCTCCTTCTTCAACGCCTCGCACCCGATGAACCTCGCGGGCGAGAACATCGCGGCCTACTCGAACCTCGACAGCGGCGGCGCTGGGCAGTACTGGTACCTGTTCGACACGCGGCGGCTGAAGCCGATCATCCTCAACTGGAAGACGCGGCCCGAGACGCAGGACATCGGTCCCGACAGCGAGCACGCCAAGCTCTACAAGGAGGTCATGTGGAACCTCTACTGCGACGCCGGCTTCGGGCTGACCCTCTGGCACTACGCCTACGCCAGCAACCAGACGCTCAACGAGACCAACTTCAACGCCGCGCGCCAGGAGATGGAGGCGGTGCCGAGCTACGCGAAGACCAGCGACGACCAGGTCATGGGCGTCATGCCCACGCTCCTGGTGGTCGGTCGCTCGAACCGCCTCGCGGCCGAGAAGCTGATCAAGTCCGAGACGATCAACGGCGGCGACAAGAACCCGCTCTACAACGCCACCGACCTCCTGGTCCTGACGTACCTGCCGTGATCGGCGAAGGGCGACGATGGCGTACACGAGCAAGGCGCTGATGATCACGAGGTGGGGGTCCGACGAGGTCCTCCGCTCGGCCGACCGCGACCCCAAAGACGGGACCGCGGACGACGCGACGATCACGGCGCACTGCTCGGACGCCAGCTCGCTGGTCGACAGCTACCTCGCGCGCGCCGGCTACACCACGCCGGTCGACCCGGTGCCGGCGGTGCTCATCCTCAAGACGACCGACATCGCGGTCTACACGCTGAGCTACGACGTCGGCGGGGCGCACACCGACGTCAAGCGCAAGCGCTACGACGACGCGCTCGCGTGGCTCGAGATGATCGCCAAGGGCGATCTCAAGCTCCCCGGGGCGGACGGCGGAGACGCATCGGAGCCGGCGGCGGCGAAGCCGCTCGCCAGCGTCGCCGGCGCAAAACTCGCCTACCAGTTCGCGCACACCCGGGGGCTCGTGTGAGCGCCGAGATCAACGTCGACCGCGGCCTCGAGCAGATGCGCGAGGCGCTGAGCCGGCTCGCGCGCGCACCGCTCGCGAACCTGCTTGAGCAGCTCGGTGCCGACCTCGAAAGCGGCGCCCGGCGGCGCCTGACCGTCGAGAAGAAGGGCCCGGACGGTGAGGCCTGGCCGGCCTGGTCGGCGGCGTACGCAGCGTCGCGCCCGCCCAAGGGCGGACTGCTCGAGCTCTCCGGCGACCTCATCGACTCGATCCGCTGGGAGCTTGAGGGCTTGACCGTGGCCGTCGGGTCGCCGCAGGTCTACGCCCTGACGCACCAGGTGGGCGACCCGGCCCGTGGCATCCCGGCCCGGCCGTACCTCGGGGTCTCCGACGCCGACGCAGACGCGATGCAGGCCACCGCCGACCAGTGGATCGCCAGCGTCATGGAGGGGCGGGCGTGAAGCTGTCCGAGGCCATCCAGGCGATCGTCGATGCGCTCAAGGACCCGGGCGTCACCGGGCTCCAGGCCGAGGGCTTCGACGGGCGCGAGGAGCGAGACGACATCGCGGCGCGCTCGCGCAAGGCTGGGAACTGGGCGCGCGTGGTGATCCTCGGCGAGACCCGCGACGGACTCGCCGGCGACAAGCTCAAGCTCCGCGTGCAGTTCGGGGCGTTCCTGTCGCTCCCGTTCCGGCCGCACCCCGCCGCGCCGCCCTGGGCGTTGATGGCGGACCTCCGCGGCGCCGTCCTCGCCCGCCTTGAGAAGTTCGTCGCCTGGCCCGACGACATGGGTCCGCCCGTCGACGTCCGCGGGCAGAACCTCTACACGCTCTCGGACGCGAAGGTCGGCATCGCCCGATCGCTCGTGCAGTGGACGCAGCTCGTCCGCATCGAGCTGGAGCCCGAGCCGATCGAACTGCCCGACCTCGAGCAGATCATCCACGAGCAGAAGCATCTCGTCGACGGCGGAGACCCGGCGCCGACGATCACCACGGAGATCGACTACCCATGATCGGCACCCGCATGCACATCAAGCCCAGGCCCGGGCTCATCATCCGCGACCCCGGACACCGCGGGCGCCTGCTCCCTTCGGAGGGGCGCGTCGTCGTCGTCGACGAATTCTGGCTGCGCCGCGTCGCGGACAAAGACGTGGTCGCCAGCGACCCGGTGCGCCGCCAGATCTCCGCCCCTGTCTCGGCCGAGACCTCGACGCCCCCCAGCGACGTCGCCCCCACGCCGGACGTCGCCTTTGAGCCCACGGAGACCTGATCATGATCAACGAGATCCCGCTCTCTCTCATCCCCGGCAATTACGTCTCGATCGACGGGTCGCAGGCCATCCAGGGCTTGTCGTCCCAGAGGGCACGCGTCTTGCTCTTCGGCACGAAGCTCAGCGGCGGTACGGCGACGGCGCTGGTGCCGGTGAAGATCACCCGCGAAGACCAGGGCGACGACCTCTTCGGCGTCGGCACGCCGCTCGCCGAGATGTGCCGGCTCTTCCGCAAGCACAACAAGATCTCCGAGTTGACGGTCATCCCCCAGGCCGAGGCCGGCGGCGGCGCCAAGGCCTCGAACACCGTCACCTTCACCGGCACCGCGACCGCGTCCGGCTCCCTGTACATCTACGTCGGCGGGCGGAGGTTCGTCGTCCCGGTCGCCGAGGGCGACACCAACGAGGACGTCGCGGCAGCGACCGAGGACGTGATCAACGCCGACCCGCGCGCGTACGTCGACGCCCTGGTCGACGGCGTCAACGCCGACGAACTCGACCTGACCAGCAAGTGGAAGGGGGCGTCGGCCAACTACCTGTCGGTCGAGTTCAACTACTACTCGGACGAGGCCTTCCCGCCGGGGATCACCGCAAGCGCGACGGCGTTCGCCTCCGGCGCGACCGACCCGACCCTGAGCGCCGCGATTGCGGTCATGGGCGACACGCAGTACCACACGGTGCTGATGCCCTGGACCGACACGACGAACCTCAACGCGCTGAAGACGACGATGGAGGCGCGCTGGGGTGCGACGGCCAGAAACGAGGGGCTGACGATCGCCGCGTACCGCGAGACCTACAGCAACACGCAGTCGCTCGGGAACGGCCGCAACTCCAAGACCGAGGTCATCTTCGGGACGGCCAAGGCGCCCACGCCACCGTGGGAGTACTCGGCCGTCTTCGCGGCCGTCGAGGCGGCGATCACCGACCCCGCGGCGCCGCGCTTCGGGCTCGCCCTGCCCGACGTGCTCCCGCCGAAGCTCGAGTCCAACCGCTTCACCGAGACGGAGCGCGGGCTCCTGCTCGCCGACGGCATCTCCACCGTGCGCGTCGGCGCCGGCGGGGTCGTCTACACCGAGTCGGTCCTCACCACCGGCGTGCTGCGCTGGCCCGTTGGCGACCCC